AAAAAAAAAAAAAAATAATTTCTGGGCTATATATACGTATACCGAATTAGCGTTACTCCCCTGACCATCAGAACCGCTCAGAAGAACCGTGGGCCGTGATAGTTGGTTACTGGTTAGCTTTTTCGGGCTTGGTCTTTGGGGCCAGCTTGCCTTGGTGGAAACCGTTTTTGATGGCGTAGTCGGTCAGGTCACGCTCCAGTCTTAGTTGCTCGTGCGTGTGATTGCGCACAACGTAATGACTGACCATGTGGATGATCTCCGGCCATCCGCTGTGGTGCCATGACGTTCTGGCGCGGTTGATGCTCCAGACGCCGCGTCGGCACCAAGTGTGTCGGTTTCCGGTGGTCATCTTGATGGTGCCGCTGAATTTGCGGCCCGTCGCTTTGCGGTACAACCTTTTGAACCCGCGCTGCGCCTCAATATCTGATTGAGGCAGGCGCTGTTCGCGGGGGATGCCCCGCCACTTCTGGTTGACCAGTCGGTTGTAGTCTTCGCCCGTAGGGCGCATTGCATAATGTGCCATAGGTGACTCCTTGTGTGAAACGCGAAAAGCGTCATGAGGCCCACGGCTCATCTGAGCGGTTCTTATCCACGATGTCCAAGAGCAGGGCGCAGTTCGCCCTTTTTTATTATGTCCTATTATATCGCATATCATCGATTCAATCAACAACTAATTATCCCTTATTTTTCAATGACTTATGGGACTTATCCACAGGCCCCCTAAATTAGAACGATTCTAAAACGGCACGACGAGCTCGTGATCGAGCTCCGGATCGAGGCCCGTGAGCCGTGTATCGAGGGCCGCGGCTCGTGCCATATCGCCCGCCCACGCAGCGTCGTCGGCGGCGCGTTGCAGTTCTCGCCTGAGGCTAGCTTGGGTCTGCCATGTTTTTGGGTCATGGGGGTTTATGTTGCACCGCAACATAGAACGGCTTATATCGGTACGCAGAGAGTGGCTTTTGGGATTAGGTGCGGGCATGACGTTTCTCTTTGGTATGGCGATGGACGCGGCGGGTATAGCCGTTGGCGATTGTCTAACAAGAAAGGTACTTAGCGATGGCGGGGAAATGCTGCGGCGAGTGTGGAAAGCCTGTGAGCGGTACGGCACCAGTCGTGCTGAATACGCCCTTCGGCACCCTTACTATTGGTGACAAGGCGTGGACGCTGGATAGCGTCCTGTTCCGTTGGGATGTGAAGCAGAAATAGGAAGAGGGGGCTGTATCGCTACAGCCCCCTTCTTTTCAGTCATCGGTATCGCCGTCGAGGCCTTTGACCGCCTCGTGTAGGCGGTGAATTCCTTCTGATAACTTCTGGAATTCGGAAACAAAGAGGTCGCCTTCACAATGCCACATTTGCTGGACAGGCGGCCGGACCAGCTTGTTAAGCCGGTTCAGAAACTCTTTAACGCTGATAAGCTCGCCCTGCCACGGCAGGGAACCTTGCACATACAGGCGGCGGGGCCGTCCTTTATACTCTTTCTTCATGGCTCTCTCCTAGTTGCGATACGTAGCATTAAGCTACGGCTCTCTTTTATCCCTTGGTATGGGATAATGTCAAGAAGTGTTTTTAGCCCCAATCGGGCCGGCTTGCTTCCACGTCGTCTACAAGAACCATGTTGCATGATCCGCAGACCGCTTGGTTTTCGCCGTCATAAACCCTGCCTCGTGTTAGCTGCCCGCAGAAGTCACAAGGCACGAGGTCCGTGTACCAATGTCTGTAATTGTTGTTCTGGGTCAATTGTCTTACTCCGGTGGGCGACTTTCCGCCGGTGACTTTCCGAACCTTCGGAATGCCGATATTGCAAAATGCGCGACAGGTTCGATGTCGGCGCTATCTTGCCGGTCTTTCCTGCCCCCTATTTCCAAGGTGAAGGGCGATGCGAAATCGCACCAGTACAGTCCATCGAGAAATTTTACAAATAAAATGGACGGAGTTCCTGTCACTTCTGACAGTTGGCGTGCGGCCATGACCTTTCCCAGCGAAATCATCAGCGTGGGATATTTGTCGTGTCGGTTGTTTCGTGTCTTTACCTCTGCAAACCCGCAAACTTTGCCGTTTCGCATCATGGCGAAATCAAGGCGATAGCTTACGGGCATCTTCACGAAGTCGAGGCCCTTCTCTTTCAGTACCGAGGAAACCGAGTTCTCGTTCGTTAGATCGCGCGGGCTTTCGTAGTACGGTCTCATGGTGCTGACGGTGCAATCTTATCCCAAATATCGTAGCGGCATGACGGAGCGTGCGGCTCGTCCCAAATGCAGATGGCTAGTGCGCGGTCGGGAGCGCCACCTTTACCGAGGTAGTCCTCCCGCCACGTCAGGTTCGTGAACCGTGAAGGCCGGTGCCTGTTCCATTGTTCGAGGCCTTTGCGGCAGGCCCACAGGCGTTCGTTGGTGACCAGTGCCATGCGTTGCACGCCGATATTGAAGGCGTGATCGATGAACGGTCGGATGGACTTGAACGGTGGGTTGGTGACGATGGCCGTGGCCTGTGCCTCTTTCCACGAGAAGAAATCGTGTCCGGTCATGATGTCATGCTGGATGACGGGGAACCCTGCTGCCTCGATGGCGCGGGCGAACCGACCGTCGCCGGCGCAGGGTTCCCAGATCGGTTGTGGCGGCCAGCCCAACCTTTCGAGCATCGCTTGGATGATGCTGTAGGGGGTTGGGTAGAAGTCCCGTTCTTGTCTGGCCATCAGGAGCCTATGATATGGATGTAGTTGATTGCGGAGAGGGGAAACAGGTGCCGTGATCCGTCAACCGAGGCGGCGATCAGATATATGCCTTCGCGGTCGATGGACCAATCGTTATCCCCGTTGGCGATGACCTGTCGTTCGGTGCCGTCGTTTAGCGACACAACAATAGTCAGCATCTTGTCTAATCCATTGGGGTTACGGCTACGGGGTTCTTGCCACAATAAGCCGGGTCGCCCTGACCGGACTGGATGAGAAAGCTGGTGGCGGGTTCGATACGTGTGTCGGTCACGGACTCTCCGACAGGGCATGAACAGGATGCGATCTGCGTGCCGTTGGCCGTGGACGTTATTTCGCAAGACATGGAGAAGCAATTCACGGTCTGCGCGCCGAGGTTCAATTCGGCGCTGCACTCTTGCACGCGGGTTTTCTGCTCACGCGGTGTAGTTCCCCAGTCGTTCATTTTCTGGGGCAGGAAGGCGCGGTAGGAGAAGAGGCTCCAGACCTGACCCTTGTGCGTCGAGGCGCATGATCCCTGCATCGTGCCGCCGTTTACGTCGGCCAGTGCCTTGCCGTTCAGTACGGGGCACTCGCAGATTGCTTCGGGGTAGGTCTTGCCTTTGACCGTGATGGTACGGCCGGTAGGCGTGCAGGTCGATGCGGCGCACAGTGCAAATTGCCCTTCGCACATTTGCAAACCGTCGGGGATGCTCTGTCCGTGGGCCGTGGTCGCTAACGCGATGAGGGCGGCCGCTGCATAGAGTGCTTTCATCTCAGTCCTCTTCGTTCGGGCTTGTGAGCGCTTTGGAAAGGGCCATCACGGCGATTTCCCAAGCCGGGCTGGTTTTGCGGCGTTGATCTTCTGTTAGATCGAGGTCCGCAATCATTCGCATGATGGCTTTGAGAGCATCCCGCAATTCGGGCGCGGCGGCAAGCAGACAGGCCGTTTTTACGTCATTGTGTAACTCGACGGCCACGGCTTGGTGGTCGGGCCCGATCCGCAGGCCGCCCTTCTGGAAGTCAATGCCTTGTACATGCCAAGGTCCGTGGTCCGCGATCATGCGAACATTACCCATAGCACGACGCCTACGGTGGCTATTGCGGAGGCTAGTATCGCGATGCCTAAAGCGGCGAAGGCGACGATCAGGTAGTAGAGCGGGGTCGGGATGTCCTTCATTTACTTTTCACCATTCGATGCCGACGAGCCTTGGGTCGAACCACGAGGTCAAACTTGGACGTGCCGGGGTGTCGGCGGTGCATAAGCCAGACAATGTCCGTATCGGCCATCGTTACGTATTCACGCAGCATCTTGTCGCGCTCGCGCCACGACAATTCTGTCGTGCCCAGCATGCGTCGGGCGAACTCCGGGTAGATCGTCCAGTTCGTGACGCCAGATCGGTATTCGCGGTGCGCCACGTTCGTCCATGCCTCGGGTAGATCGTCTAGCTTGCGGCTCATTTCGTTCTCCACAGGATATCTTGTTTTACTTTAGCGTCGGAAAACGCTCCACGCGTTTTACTAAACGCTTCTTTCCATTTTGCGTCAGCTTCGATTCTTTCTTTTCTTAATTCTTCCTCTTTCTTTTCGGAGTAGTTTTCCGATTTCTCTCGGGGGTTCCGGTCTGCGATTAAACCGGCGGCGCGGCGCTTGTCTCGTTCTTCCTTCACCATCCGCTGAATCATTGCGGTCCAGTCGAGCCAGTGTTCTTTTTCCACGTCGGCTTTGCAGCCGGTGCAGTTTAATGCTGACCATGACAGATGGTAGACGCACGCCTGCTCGTTGCAGTGCGGGCAACGGAGGAGCCTGCCGCTGAAGCCGGCTCTGGTCGATTTCGACACGTATATTTTTTTCATGGCTTTCTTCCATTCCAACGCTCGCCGTATCTGGCGAGGATGTTCCATACCTTTGCTTCATGCAAATCGATGAGCCGAGATATGTCCTTTGTACTTTTTCTGTCGTCGTAATAGAGCGCGCAGACCGTCTTCACGCGCTCTTTGTGCGACGGACGGAGAGACTCAAACATCTCACTCGCTCGCTTCTTCCACGGCCGCCCCTGTCCCATCAGAGAACTCCATGTAGGAGACGTTGATTTCGTGGAGGGGAGGACTGACGCCGCGCAGGCGGGCGGCTTCGTCTACAAGGACGTGAGCCAGCCAGTGCGGGCCGTCAAGGTGCTGAACCAACCGCCATGTGCGGTTGTTCTCATAATGAAGTAAGTCGCCGCGTTTCATCAGTGTACTCCTTCTGTCTCGTCCAGTTCGCTCTGTATCTTGCTGGCGTGCGCCATCGACGCCGTTATTAACGTCATGAAGTCCAGCGCGCCCATGTCCGTTTCGGTTTGCGTAAGGATTTCTAGGAAGGTGGCGGTTAGAGCCCCCGCCACAGACGGTCCGAGAGGTTTTCCGGACATGCCTTGGAAGAGCACTGATACCGTGTTGAAGGCGTGAGAATAAGCCTCCTCACTCCCCTCACTTTCCTCGCTCTCATCGCCTACCCTCTGAGAATTCTTTGCCATGCGGCTTCCCACAAGTTGATGTCGGCCTGATCACGATGATCTTCGACGTACTTAACCACCATTTCGTTGACGCGCTGGCACGCCTCTTCCCAATCCATCGCGCGTGCCAGCTTCGCGACCTCACCTGTTTTTACCATGAGGACCTCGTTGTGATGCGGTTAAAAATGCGGCGTAGAATGTAGGAGCGTACCACGCTCAATACAAAATACACCGCCGTTATCTGCGTTGCTTCGTAAGGGGACGGCTCCAGACCGAATAGCGGTAACCCCCAGTACGTGAATCCCCACGATATGACGAGACCGACGACGGCGTTTGTCTCAGATTCTACGAAGCTCATTCGTTTAGTTTGCATCTCTCCTCCTGTCTGTCCGGACGATATGCCGTGACGGGATGAGAGTAACCGTCGGTATGCGATAATGTCAACATAAAAAAATCCCGGAAGAGTGCGAGACCCTTCCGGGATAGTAGGGCTTGGCCCCACCGCCAAACCCTTCAACAAGGAGTGTTGGCATAATATGCCGGGCCGCCCGGCCCTGCAAGAAAAAAACGCGACCGTTACGTGCTTGATCCCTCTGTGAGTTTTTGTTTCAATGCGCCATGCACAACATACGGCGAGGCACTATCGGCGAGCTAGTGTGTGCGTTACGCTTGATGAAGCTCGGCGTGGATTGCCAGATCATAAATTTTAAGTCGGTGGACATCATCGCCGACACCCGCATTGGCCCAATGCGGGTTCAGGTCAAGTCCTCCATGCAGCACCAAGTCTCCGTGGGGAAACGCGTCTACAAAGATGACGGCTATTATCATTTTTGCGTCTCGGTCGGGGGAAAGAAAAACCCCCTCACACCGGATATGTGCGACATCGTCGCACTTGTAGCTACAGACGTGGAACGCGTTAAATTCGTGACACTAGAGCAGGTGGCCCGCCGTAAAAGCATACGGACGGCGGCACGGCTGTTTACAGTGCCGGGTTTAGAGGAAGATAGCTGGGAATCCGTCATGGAAGATTTGGTCCGTTAGTCATCTATCGGGATTTCCCCTTCCCCCTCGCACGTTTCGCACGGTAACGTGTATTCCTCCAGATATCCCCCGTTGTCCCGGTCTAGGACCGGGCGCTCATAATCGATGTAGCCTAACCCGTTACACTCTGGACAGATGATCATCGGCTTTCCCAACGATAGAAAATGTGATCGTTAATCCTAACATGCCGGCGTTTGGCTGTCGCCCATGCCGGCGTGACGTAATGAGCGTGATAGTGGGTAGCCCCTTCGGTCGGGTCGTCGCTTTCCCCTCGCAGGGCGCGCTTGGCGACAGTCAGCGCTAGAGAGTAAGCCGATTTGTCAGACGGCTCGTCGCTCTTCCCGTCGCAATAAAAAGAGAATTGACAGCGGTCCCGCACAGGGTAGTCCGGAGCCCACGAGTACCTTGGTCCCTCCGTTACTACCCCGCAAACGTCGTCTGGGAACCGTGGATCGCGGACTCTGTTCATGATGACGTGAGCCACGGCCCGTTGTCCGACGCGTGGTTCTCCACGGGCCTCGAAGTACACAGCAGTGGCTAGGCATACGATTGCTACGTCAAGCATGATGGATAATCGTCATGACGATAGCGAAAATAGCTTGCACTACCAGAAAAGTTCCGAATTCCATTTTATCCTCCTATGTGATTAGTCGCATACAAGCGGCAAAAAGATTAACGCTTACCGCCTTGGCCATTGTGCCGTCGGCCGTGGATTTTCCACCGCCGGTCGTGCTTGTTGATCGTCTTACGATAGCGCCCCGGCCGCCGAGAACGCTTCGGCGGCATGTAGGAAGAATCGACTTTCTTAGCCACGGGCGCGCCGCTCCTCTTTTAGGATTTCCCGGTACGCCTCGAACATGATACGCAGTTGACCGCTGATCGTGCGGCCTTGGTCGCGCGCCATGATCTTGATCTCTCGGTATACCTCGATGGGCACGAGGATCGATTTCCACTTCGTTGTATCCATCTGGACCTCCTACAACTGAGTAGGAATATATACGATATGACGCGCCCGTCAAGAAAAAACCCCGCCGAATTTCTTCGGCGGGGAGTTTAGGGAGGAGCCATGATGGGGGAGCCGCGCTGGCACAGCTATGCGGCCTCCCCCCAACTTGGTCCTATCTCTATATCACACAAACTAGGCACTTCCAAGGGCACCGCCGACTTCATTATCTTGGCGATCTCCATCGCCTCGTCCATGCCCTGCACCGACATCGCGATCTCGTCGTGTATCTGGATCAGCGGAATTCGGCCTGTGGCGTAAATGTCCACCATCGCCTTCTTCGTCATGTCGGCGGCGGACGCTTGGATCAGCCGGTTCAGCGCCTTGTAGGTGTAGGCGCGCTTGAGACGGGTGGTATCGCCGTACTCCTGAATCGCCTCTCGGTACGGCAGCGCCTTGTTCATGCCAAAGGAGGCTGGTTCCCACAGGTCGAAACGGCACTTACGCCCGAGGATCGAGCGGATCGAGCCGCTGCTCGACTTGTCGTCAAGCCTGTTCATCACGCCGTTCATCAGGCCCTTAACGAAAGGAACGCGGTCGTGATACTGGCGGATCAAAGATTTTGCCTCGTCCACGGAGATGTCGAGCTCGTCCGCCAGCTTGTTGACGCCCATGCCGTACATCATGCCGAGGTTAATCGTCTTGGCCTGCTTGCGGGCTATCTTTGCCATCTCGGCGACCATTGTATGGAAGTCTGTGCTGGGGTCCTCGTTGTAGCGCGACACAAACTCAGACGCGCCGGTCAATTCGACTCCTTTGCTCCGCCCATAGACGTGTGCGTAGTGCACGAGGATACGTGGCTCTTGCTGCGAGAAATCGATAGCCGCCCACTGCTGCTCTTCTTCCGGCAGGAAGAGCGAGCGGATCATGGGTCCTAGCTCTGGATCGCGGGCCGGGATTTGTTGCAAATTCGGGTTGTTCATCGAAATACGGCCCGACACCGTGCCGCCGTCATCCGACCTGATCTGGTTAATGTGCGCGTGGATACGGCCGTCGCTATGACAGTGCGACAGGATAGTCGAGATGAACGTGCCGCTGACCTTGTTGAGATTACGCGCTCTGGTTATGAGGCGCGGAAGCTCGTGAGGATGGTCTGACAGGAACGCCTTTGTGAAGGACGGCGCGCCCTTCTCTGTCTTCGGGTAGTCGATACCGACCGCATCGAACGCCTTCGACAGAGACTGGGCTGCCCATATCTCGATGTTGGCCCCGGTCAGTTCCTTGATCTGCTTCATCACAGCCTGCTCCTGTTTCAGGATGTGATTTCTGGTCCGTTCCGCGCGGTCCAAGTCCACTCGGACGCCGCGCCACGTCATGTCGATCAGGACGGGGAGCAGATCGAGTTCGAGATTGGCAATCGGCCAAAGCTCTTCCTTGCCGAGTTCCACGGAGAAATAGGACCAGAGTTCCAGCGCCAACTGGGCGTCGTTCTCTGCGTAGGGGCCGACGAACTGGGCCGGCATCTTCCACATTTCTGCTTTTGGATCGAGGCCGAATTCCCGAGCGGCCTCTATCAGGCCCTTCTCCGATTTAGTCTTGTTGAGATAGTCGTAGCTCAACGAGTTGAGGGAGTAGCTGAAACGGTTTTCGTCAAGAAGGGACGCGATGACCATCGTGTCGATGATGCGGCCGTTTAGGGTGAAACCCATCCTGCGTATCCAGCCGGCGTCGTACTGGGCGTTGTGCATGATCTTGTCGGCGGGACACTCGAAAACCTTTTTGAGCCACTTGCCAATCACGCGCTCGTCCACGTTTCCGCCGCCGAGATGACGCACAGGGACATAGCCGCACCAATCTTCTGTAGCGATGGCGTAGCCCACCACCTCGCCGTTTCCCGTGGCCCAGCCGGGGCCGCGCGTCTTGATGTCGGGGTCTCTCGTTTCGACATCGATTGCGATGCGCTTCGCCTGCGTTAGGTCAGGATATTCAGCGTGGGGGACCCACTCGGATTTCGGCGGGAACATGGACATTTGAAGGGTCATACCAATTCCCCGCCGAGGGCTGAATAGCCGCAGATGTCAATCCAAGAGTCGTCATGGTCAGGGCTCTTTGAGAGCCGCGCCATCTTCACCCCGATCATACACAGAGCTACTTCTTTGGTGGTGACCGGTCTATTGAGGATGACGGACCAGATGTCGGCGATATCCATGAAATTTTTTTGGGCATCACCGTAATCCTTGTTTCGGTCGTGGTTAATCAAACGACCCGCTTCCGACAAGAACTCATCTCTGGTCATATGTTGTAGCTCCGGCTGTAATCTTCTGGTTCTACGAGGAACAGGTTTTCTTTTGTACGGGTTACCCCTACGTAAAAGACCCTGTGTAGATCATCCGCATCGACTTGTGCGGCAGCCTCGGCGGCAGGTGACAAATCGGTCAGTAGAACGACATTGTCAGCTTCGCCACCTTTTGATCCGTGGATCGTGGATATTGTGATACGGGGAGGAGCATTGAACTTTTCCCCTCGGCGCAGTAGCGCCACAATATAAGCTCGCTCTCGATCCGGCAACAAATCCATAGCGTCGTGCCAAATCATATCGCGATCTGCCAGAAGGCCGTGATGCGTGATCAGCGTTTCGAGATCGACGGCGGCGTCATCTTCGAGCGTGGTCAGTTTCTTGAAACCGCGTTGTATCCGGTCGCCTGTAGACATGAAGCTGTAGACGATACGGGCTTCGGCCCCCGTAATTTTGTAGTCCTTCCGCAGGCGCTCCCATGCGTTGACCGCCGTGCTTATCTTCTCGGGAATGGACCGACGGCCGCGATCATAGAACAGCAGACCGAGACCCCTTAGCTCTCCCGCAATCGAGTTGAGCATGTAACCGGCCTGCGCGAGGATCAGCCACGTGCCCTCGTGCATGTCAATTTCCGACACCGTGGACACACGCTGGATGCGGCCCTTCTCGGGGCGCGGTCTATACTTCTTGGGATATCGGCGCACGATGCGCTTGGCGATGGTGTCCGCGATCTCGTGCACGGCCCACGGCACGCGGTAGGACTGTTCGAGGACCTCGGCGCTACCTTCGAGATTGATGAAGTGGTCAACGTCTGCGCCGGCCCACCGGAAGATAGCTTGATCATCGTCACCAGCGGCGTACATCCGCTCAGAATGGGCGTCCAGTATGTGGGCGATGTCCCATTGTAGTGGTGACAGGTCCTGCGCCTCATCGAGGAACGTCAGCTTGAACTTCGGGCAGACCTGCGCTTGCTGCTCTATGAAGACACTCAGCATGTCCGTGAAATCGTAAAGCCCGAACTTGTTCTTGTACTCGGTCAGGGCCTGAGAAACGAACTGGACGAGGTTCCAGTCCTCCCACAGGTTGCTGCTGTTGTATTGCTCGCGCAACTCCACTTTTCTCAGGCGCGCCAGACTGATGAGGCTCAGGATCGGATCGTTCATCTTCATGTTGAAGATATCGTCGTCCGCAGAGTCCGCTACGTTACGAAACGAGTATCCGATCACTGCCGCTAGGTCACGGTAGTGGTTTGCCTGCATGACCTGTTCTGTC